CATAACACCACCTCCATAGAAACAGAAGTCGCAGCTTCAACAAGGGATTCCCCATCGGGAGAGATAAGATACCCATCCTTTAAGCGTACACATTGTGGATCACCGTACCCATCTTCTTCATCAGACTTGATATAGAAATCACCATCATAGATGAATACTGATCCGTCTTCAAGATTCACAAGCTTCTCTACCCTGGAAGCCTTAGTGTGTTTAATATCAATCATATGTCAATCTCCATTTTTGCAGAGTGGGCTACATCAACAGTAGCGGCAGGGTCATAAGTAAATAATTGACCATCACGAATTCTAACGCAGCGAATATCTCCGTATTCATCTGTCTCGTCGGTGAGGATATGGAATGTACCATCATAGTTAAAGACAGTACCGCTTTGGAGGCTACCCAGCCTTCCGGTTTGCTTCTGATTCTTTTGTGATATTTCAATCATAGAATACCTCCATTGATGCATTGTGTATAGGGGTGACTTCGTGACTCTGTGAGATACGACTAATATCTCCTGTAGCTAAGTCTACACAAACTGATGAATGACCCGCTCCTACTTCATCTGTCTTCATAAACACAGAGTCTTCAAACTTGAATAAACCCCCAATTGGTAAGAGCAGAATGCTGGTTTTATTTTTCTTAGCAACTTCTTTAATCTCTAACATAATTCCTCCTGTTTCGTTTCGATGGATGTAATGTACTCCTTAACGACTTCACCTGTCAAACTCTTTTTGAAAATAATATCTTCTATATAGATCTGTTGTTCCTTCGTCACAACATCTCTGTTATCTAAACTCACTTCGTTCGTTAAGATAAAACAACCTAAAACATTAAAAACAAAAGAAGTTATTACTACTCACTCCCTTCGGTCGTTCGTAGAAGATCAGTAGGGTAACACACTTTAAAACAAAAGTCAACAACAAAAGAATAAATATTTAAGTCTTTTGTCTTTAATACTCAGTATGTTCGCTTCGCTCCCATACTTCGTAAGAGAGGGTATCACAATTTAGACTAAAAATCAAGTTGTATTATGTTTTATTTAATGGTAGAGTGCAGGCTGTTTTTACAGAGGAGAATGAAAATGAACAAATCGCTTGCAATGTCACTGCTAACTATGCAGAATGTAGACCTTACCCCGAAAGCTAAGCGCGGTGGTGCAGCTACCCACAAAGGGAAGCTTACTAAGACCGATTCTAAGCTTCTTAAAAGTAAACCTTGGTGATTTATCGTCTTATGTGATAAAGTGCCTTAAAATGCGATACAGGAGGTGCTAGGTGTATTCTATTGTGAGTAAGGTGATGTTCGGTGAACTGTATCACTGTGTCTATGAAAACAGTGTGAGTGTAGGGGCCTGGCATCACTTGGATTTACCTAAAAAGTTTAAATATTTACTGGAGAATTAATATGCCTATTTATGATTACCACTGCAAAGAACACGGATCATTTGAGAAGATGAAGAAGATCTCCGAACGATCCTCTGCCAACTGTCCTGAGTGTGAGGCTGAGTGTGAGCAAAGTATTACCGCTCCGAAGATGGTGAACGGTGGTTTCTGCGATAAGTCTATGAAATTAAGCAAGAAGTTTTAACAGGAGGAAATTTAGAGTATGAAGATTATCCCATTAAGTATTGCGAAGTCGTATGTAAGTCACTGGAGTTGGTGGGAAGGAGTGAGAGAACTCCTCCAGAACGCAGTTGACACAAAGGATTATGAGGTGCAAATCTCAGAGAAAAACGAGATCATCATTATCTCTCGCGGGGATCGTATCCCTGTCAGTGCATTGCTTATGGGTAAATCTGGCAAGCAGGATGATGACAGCACCATCGGAAAGTTTGGTGAAGGTATGAAACTTGCTTTCTTGGTATTGGGGCGTCTAGGTGCAACAGTCGTAGTGCAAAACTATGATGAAGTGTGGCATCCTGCCTTCCAATGGAGTGATACTTTCCAGGAGGAATGTCTTTCTATCGGAATCGTATCGGCTGTAGATATTGGAGAGGTTCAGATTACTATCTCCGGTGTTCCTGATGAAGTGTTGGAAGAGGTGAGCGATAAGTTTCTCCCTCTTCAAGACAGAACTCCTGAACATTCATCCCACAACGGAGAAGCCTACAAGAAAGATGCAGACGGCTGTGACCTGTATATCAATGGTATCTTCGTCACTAATATGGAAGGTCGTTATAAATATGACTACAATTTCAGGCCATCGGCGTTTACGTTAGACCGAGATCGAAATACCGCAAAGGATTTTGAGGTTCGTTGGGAGGCAAGTGCATTATTGATGAATGCAAACCAGTTCTTGCTTATTGCTGAAATGGTGTCTGATGGATATCTGGATGTTGAGCACTTCAAATATCACAGTAGCTGTGCAACCCAGGAAGAGAAAGACGATATGGATAGCTTGGCTGTATCTCTGTTCTTCACGCAGCACGGAGAAAATGCTTGGGCTATCAACCGTAGCTGGGAGGACGGTAAACGCCGTCTCGTCACTAAGGCTTGTATTGATAAGGGATACATCCCTGTAGAAGTGCCGGATGGACTATATCATCTGCTGAAAGGTAAGTTTGCTGTTGACAAAGATATGCAGGAGGTGTTAAGCTTCAAGCCAATCGAGTTCTTAGAAGGTTTCCTTGCCGAGAACAAACGTCATATGCGGTCTAAGCCTGTACGTCAGTTGAAAGCCGTTATCGAACGACTCAAAATTATCCGAGGAGCTTAAATGAACCCGAACATTTATACATTATGGCTGGACGATCACAAAGTAGAATCAACTCTCTCATACACTGAGGCAAAGAAGAAGTTTATGGAGTGGATCGATTTCACCAAAGAAAACAATGTCGCTTATCAAGCGGTAATCGTAACTAAGAATATGGAGGTATTACTTGAATATCGAAGGTCGAATCCCACTGCCAAATGAGACTGTGTTTGAGGCGAAGGAAGTCTTTTACACTTGCATTGGCAAAGGTGGCTTGTATCGTATCGTTGGTCGAGCGCGTGGAGCGGGTAAGTCTCGTGAGACAGGCGTGATCGTAGTATACGAAGATGTTAACTCGTTAGAGCATATGCCTTTCTTCCGTACTCTGGAGGACTTCCAGGATCGTATGCAAGAGGTGGACATTGATGAAGCAATCGCCGCTCAAGAGTAACACAAAGAAAGCAGCCCCTAAAAAGGCTGCTCCAAAGAAACGCGCACCAGCGAAACCAAAAGTCAACCGGACTTTAAAGGTAGCGAAGGAAGCGCCTAAGAAAAAGAATAAGTTTGATACAGAAGCGTTTACTTTTAGTACGCCTATAGAACACATTGAAGCAGCGCTGGAGCGCCTGGATAAACAGGACGCAGATCCAATGGCTGAACCATTTACAAAAGATGAAATCTATTGGATGGTGGTGTGGACGGAAATGTTACCGGAAGCTAAAAGACGTAAAATGACGCACGTCCCTTGTTGTGCGAAAGAACGCGCTGTTTTGAAGTTACCTAAATTATAGGAGGATGAAATGAAACCAGACACTATCCTGTGGTTGGATGATGTACGTGACCCTAAAAACTTTGGTATGGAAGGTGCTGTCTGGATCAAGACATTCTCAGACTTCGAAAATACTCTTCATACCTTGATCGAAGCGATGCAGGATGATAATATCGTTCACATCAGTTTTGATAATGACCTGGGCACTGAGGAAGAAGGGTATGATGGATTCTGTATCTTGGAGGAGTATCTTCATATGGGATACTTCGAAGGGCTGAAAAAGATCACAGTACATTCATCAAACCCTAGCGCAGTTCATAAGTTTATGTTAGTATCTCGGGCAATGAAGGCTCACTTTGATATTGACCTTTTACGTACACCACTTTGAGGAGTAATTATGATTGACGTTAGCGTAGTTCTGGAATACCTTAAGGATTACCGCGAAGAACTGAAACAACCTATGGATCGTGTGCTGGCAAGAAAGGCATTGTTCACCAACGGTGTTCCAGTAATGAGCTTCGAGGAGATGGTTTCCTTTGATAGTGATGTTTTCGACGAAATGTTTGAATACTACATCACAACAGGACGTAAGCCAAGTCGCCGCCCTATATTGGAGCGTATTTACCCTTGGTTTGGATATGTAAAAGGTAATGTGTATTGGGGCAAAGCTGTAGATGTTGAGCGGCGTGCTCTGAGAAAAATGCAGATGAAAGACTTGCATTACTCGGAGGATAATGTACACTTCGTATCGGATGTTCATTTCTTGCATAAGAATATCATCCATCACAACCGAAACAACATCTCAAACATTGATGAAATGCATCATCTGCTGATTGAAGCGTGGAACAAACAAGTGGGGCCAAACGATTTGGTGTTTGACTTGGGGGATCTCACCTTGGGTAGTATGACTAAGGGATTGGAATTACTTAAGCAGTTGAATGGCTTTATTATTCATCTGAAAGGAAACCACGTTAGTGAAAAGGAATGGGAGTATTACGATATGAATCTCCCTAAACAAAAGTTTGTTGACAGTAGCTACTTATGCAGTACAATCAACGGGCAGAAGATTGCAATGTGTCACTTCCCGATTCTGAGTTGGGACGATATGCACCGCGATAGCTGGCACCTGTTTGGTCACTGTCACGGAAGTAATGCAATGGAGCAGCATATGGGCAAGGCGATGGATGTTGGAGTAGATGCAACTGTAGGCATTACTGAATCACTCCGTCCTGTCTCTATGGCAGAAGTAAGAACAGTTATGGCTGGCAAAAGAATTGTTAGCTGGGATCATCACGAAGTAGGAGGAAACTAATATGAGCAATATCAAATACCCGAGCACAAACCAGTTCCGTCAGGTAGTTAAGACAATGAAAACTCAACTGGAGTATGATCATTATAATCCAGAGACGCAGGAACACGTCACAAAGATTCCAGAAACGTATGTGATCCCTTACATCGGTACTGTGAAGATTCACGGCACCAACGGTAGCGTACTTTTCCGCTCAGAAACTGATTTCATCTTCCAATCAAAAGCCCAGCAGGTAGACATTGGGAAAGATAATGCCGGATTTGCAGCGTTTATGCATCGCAAAGATATGGATCTTCTGCTGGCGCGAGTACGTAAAGTATGTGAGGATCATAACGTAACATTTGAGTTCCCTGTCGAGATTGCTGGAGAGTGGGCAGGTCGTGGTATTCAGAAAGGCGTTGCTGTTACTGAGGTTGAACCATTCTTCGCTGTATTCCGTGTTGCAGTAGGTGAGCGTCCTAATGGCGGTCTGAAATGGCTTCCGACAGATATCATCGGGCCAGTGTCTGATAATGAAAACCGGATCTTCAACATTCTACAGTTTGGCTTTGTTCCACTGGAGATTGACTTTGAAAATCCTCAGAATGTACAGAACACCCTCGTATCTCTGACAGAAGAAGCAGAGAAAGAATGTCCGGCAGGTAAGTTCTTTGGTGTGTCTGGTATCGGTGAAGGTTATGTTTGGACTCCTGCTGATCCATCTCTGGCTATTGACTCTGGCTTGTGGTTTAAAGTGAAAGGCGATAAGCACTCTGTTTCTAAGGTTAAGACCTTGGCGGCAGTAGACCCTGAACGTATGGCAAACATCGCTGAGTTTGTGGAATATGCCGTAACTGAAAATCGTCTGGAGCAGGCTCTGGGTGAAGTAGGCTTGGATAAGACCAAGATCGGAGAGTTTGTTAAGTGGATGTCTACAGACATTCTTAAAGAGGAAGGCGATGTTATGGAAGCCTCCGCTCTAACAATGAAAGATGTTGGTAAGAACATCTCTGATAAATCCCGTAAATGGTATATGGCTAAACTGTAAGAGGAGAATTAAAATGCAAGTAACTGACTTCCTGAAAACACCTGGTAACTCTCTGACCCTGTTAACTCTGTCTACAGGCATAAAAGTGAAAGAATATCCAGAAGAGGGCTTATACGTCCTAAACTATGACCAGATAGATAGTCCAAAGACACATCCTCTGGTTATGGAGTGCCGAGCACTGATCCTTGACAGGGAGTTTAATGTGGTTGCTCGTTCATTTGACCGATTCTTCAACCTGAATGAAGCGCCGGATACACAGGCGCATTTAGATTGGGATATTGCTGAGATTGCTGATAAAGTAGATGGTAGTCTAATCAAACTGTACTACTGGAACGGTGCTTGGCGCTTCTCTACTCGTGGCACAGCATTTGCTGAAAGCCAGTGTATGAATAGTGAATACACATTCCACGATCTTTGCGTCAAAGCTTCTAACGCTAGTTATATGGAAGAGGTAGAGGCGTCAGCAGAACTGGCTGATCTTGACCAGGGAGTTACATACCTACTGGAGCTTACTTGTCGTGAAAACCGAGTGGTAACAGTATATGAGGGCTATCATCTGCACTTCTTAGGTGCTCGTCGTAATGACACTGGTGAATATGTGACTGTCCCTAATAGTGCATTATGGGTGATGAACTGGAAAGCTGTTAATAAGTATAAGTTTAACAGTGCTCAAGCTTGTAAAGAGACAGCCGAAAAGCTTCCTAATCTGGCAGAAGGTTATGTTGTTTACCAGAATGGCATCCCTGTTTGTAAGGTGAAGTCTCCAGCATACGTTGCTGTCCACCATCTCCGAGGTAACGGTATCCCTTCTTTGAAGCGTATTGTTGATTTGGTTGCTGTGGGTGAAGAAGACGAGTATCTTACTTACTTCCCAGAGGACAGAAAGTACTTTGATCCGGTGACTCAAGCTAAGGCTTGGATTATCAATCAGGCTGATGCTATGTGGCACGTAGCTAAAGATATTGAGGAACAGAAGAAGTTTGCCATTGTGGTGAAAGATCTGTCCTTTGCTTGGTTGCTGTTTCAAGCAAGAAAGGTAAACAAGGAGCCGTCTGAGGTGTTCAACTCCGCTCCGCTGGAGAAGCGATCTAAGACAATCCTGAACTATGTCGAAAAAGCAGGGAATGCTTTGAAATAAGGAGGAAAATTGAAGAATTTCTATATCATTCGTGGTGTATCTGGGAGTGGCAAGTCCACTCTCGCTAAAACAATGTCTGAGGCTCTTGGAGCTTCACATTTAGAAGCTGATATGCTGCTATACAATAACCAAGGAGAATACGTCTGGACAAAAGAAGGCGTATCTGAGGCACATCGACAGACTGCGATTCATCTGTATCACTTAATGGAGTCAGGTGAGTCTAATATAATTCTGTCCGATACCTCTGCAAAACAAAAAGATATGCAAAAATACCTTGATCTGGCTAAAGAGAAGGGTTACACTACGACAGTGATTGTAGTTGAGAACCGTCACGGCGGTAAGTCCATTCACGATGTAAGCGAGGAAACACTAGCTAAACAACGTGATCGTATCCGAAGCACTATTTCACTCTAAGGATAAAATATATGTTGATTAAAGAACTTAGTCCTGGTACAGTATACAAACTGAAAGACGAACACTTTATTCAAAACAAACTGATGGTGATTGCAGTCCCATATGACATTGAAATTGTCGATAAAGAGTTTGGGGCACCTGTTTGTGCTGGACTAGCGTCTATTGATTTGGTAACATTCGAACTCGTTCAGTGGCAAGGCCACGAAGAACAAGAAGCAACTTTACTTACAGAAGGAGATGAATAATGTCAACAGCAATCTATGTACGTGGTGAACGTGGTGATCAGAACCTGTTTTCTTTCAACGATGATGTTTCTATCTACGATATTCGTCGTGAGATGGAAGATTTTATCCGCGAAGTACGAGGCTTTGTTCTGGCAGAGTTCCTTATCAGTACAACCCGAGGTGATTACTGGTATATGGACATTGAAGGGCTGGTGAATGATATTGGTGAGTTTTCTGTGGAGATGAACGGCTAATGCATACTGTTCCCGATTTTGAGGTCGGGAATATCGTCAAGCTACTATCTGGCGGTGTTCCAATGACTGTTCAAGAAGTCTTCGATAATATGTGTAGTGTTATCTGGATGGATTTGAAAGGCGAGATGAAAACTACTCGCGTTTATAAATCTGTGTTACGGCATCTGAATGACGAGGAGTATCAATGGAACAAGTAAAAACAACCCTATATGCTTTAAACAAAGATGAAAGCTTTCAACAGTGGAAGGTATTCACTGTGGGCAGCACTATTGTTGTAGAGTTTGGGAAACTCGGTGGTAAGATTCAAGTTAAGCGCACGGAAGCTAAACCTAAGAATGTAGGTCGAGCAAATGAAACAACAGCCGAGCAGCAAGCAGTACTGGAAGCTATTTCTAAATGGGAAAAGCAGGTTCGTACTGGATACCGTGAATCTACCGAAGAGCTTGAAACTGTCGAGCAATTCTCTCCGATGCTTGCTCACGATGGGAATAAGCGTAGCCACGATATTGTGTATCCTTGTTATGTTCAGCCGAAGCTGGATGGTTTACGTTGCCTGGTTACTTTTGATGTATTTGGTAATCCTATTTTCAATAGTCGTGGAAATAAGACATACCCAATCCAAGGAAAGATAGCCGAACAAATGACAGAGTTGCGTGACAAGACGATGAATACGATCTTTGAAAATCGCACACCGATGTTTGATGGTGAAGTTTATCTACACGGGCTGAGCCTACAAAAGATTGTAGCTCTGGCTAAGAAGTGGCGTACTCACGATGAAATTGAGATCGAAATTGATAAGGATTTCGAGGCAGATAAGAAACGTCGAGCAAAAGCTATTGCAGCAGGGGAAACTGTATGGAAGAACTTTGCTAAGCGCGAGATTAGCGTGGAAGTAGAGCCAGTACGTGACACTGATCGATACAATGGTTATGAGAGTGCGGATCTCCAGTTCCATATCTTCGATATTCCTGATTCGAAGAAGAAATGGTACGTCCCTAAACCAGATGACCAGGTAGAATGGGCTGATAGTCGATACACTGATCTATTCCTCATTGGGCTGGAAGCTAGTGGTATGTCTCACTTACGTTTTGTTAAAGGTAAGGTGTTAGAGACAGAAGAGGCTGTTAAGCTTTACATTGGTGATTATATGGAGCAAGGTTATGAGGGCGTAATCGTCCGTAACTTTGATGGTGTCTACTTATTCAACCAACGATCATCGGATCTGATTAAGTGGAAGATTTTTCAGACGATTGAAGCATTTGTTTTTGGATTTGAGATTGACAAGAACGACGAAGTTCTGTTACACTGCCGTCTTCAATCTGGAGTTGAGTTCAAAGTGAAAATGAAAGGCACCCACGCCTACCGAGCAAACTGTATGTATCTGGTAGGTAGTTTCATCACAATTAGCTTCCAAGCTTATACTGATGACGGAGCACCTAGCTTTGCAACTGGACTCACTGAACGTGATGTTAACCCTGACACTTGGGAGGTATTAGAATAATGTTTACTACCGCACTTATCGTGCTGTCTATTATGTGGTTGGTAATGTTTGTCTACTACATTATCAATACAACGAATGAAACTACCACAGCAGCAATCGTAGGTATTGGTGTGGCATATTTTGCCGGATGTGGTGTAGCGGATTTCATCTTAAAAGCAGCAACCTGGATTGCCCAACTATAATTAGAGGGCTTCGGCCCTCAGTAAGGAGAGATTTTTAATGGCTAAGAAGTTTTACAAAGAACAACGCAATCACTCAACATTCTTCCAGAACGCAGCAGAACGTGTAGTAAGCTGGAACGCGATTGCAATGAACGAATCCCCGAGCAACTACGAAAAGTTTGCTGAGAAGTTCACCCACGAGAAGTTTGTTCATCAGATTTCTCTGGTAGAAGAAGAACTCAAAGAGTACCGTGATGCATTCCAAGCACAGGATCAGGTAGAGATGTTGGATGCAGCCGCAGATATCTTTGTTGTATCAGGATTCCTGACTTATATGTTCTTCGGCCCCGCTATTCTTAATGAGTTTATGAAATACGGTGTAGCAGATCATCTGGCAAGCGATCCCTACGAAACACTGTGTCGTTCTCGGGAAGTACTTGACAGTTCAGATCAGACAGCATTCCTGATGGCGGCAATCTTCCGCTCTTCTCGTGACTCGCTGGTAAAAACTGTTCACGATGGTAAAGGAGCTATTCTGGAAGTGTTACGTAGTAACGACAGTAAGTTTCCTACTGAGCAACAGCTTCGTGATAGCCACCAGCTTCTTACCGAAGATATCTCAGAGGTTCTTGAGGCAGAATTAGCTTGGATTAAAGAAAACCGTACCGAATATTCTGACTTCTCTGTTGTTTACAACGAAGAGTTTGAGGTGTATACTTTCCTCGATGGTAATGGTAAGTATATGAAACCATCTACTTTCAGTCCGGCAAACCTCAAGCCGTTTATGGTGGAGTAATGAGTTACAGTGCTCAAGCAATGCAATACCAGTTGATGCAAATCATTAAGCAGTTGAAGGCTGCTGGTATTGATGATATAACTACGGAAGATGTTTCTTTGAAGCACTCTGTGAGAGGTAAGCTGGTAGTAAGATTCAACACGGAAGAGCAATGGCTCGATAATCCTGAGAACAAAGCCAGCGCTGCACAAAAAGTAATGAAGCAAGCATATAAAGGTTGCAAGCTTCCTGACTGTGTAGTAGAGTACGAAAAGGTTAAATACCTCGTTAAAGTAATCAAATAATTATAGGGCTGGCAACAGCCCTTCATTAACAAAGGAGAATATTATGTCATTCGCAAAAACTTTCAAATCTGTTGTTACTCTGGAACTGACCGAAGCTGTTGACCTGAACGCAATCAACAATATCACGGATCGTCCGTTTGAGTATGTACCTGCTGGTGAATGGGAAGCAGAGAGCATCGGTCTGATTCATATCGACGGTGAGTTTGTGAAAGAGTTCGCTGGTCTGCAAGTGATTAACATCGGCTCCAGTGTTAAGAAAGTTAACAAGAAAAAAGTGAAGCGTCTGGTTAAAGAACGTGTAGCTGAGATGCAAGCGCAGTATGCTGAAAACAACCCAGGCGAAACCCTGAAAGTTAGCAAGGAAGATAAGGATATTATCGCAGAAGAAATCGCATTTTCTCTGCTGCCAGAGACAGAGGTTGACGAGTTTGAAAACCTGCTGATCGTGGATAAAGAAAACCAGCAAGTATTCGTTGTCAACACCAGCAAGAAAGCTAGCGAAAAGCTGACTGACTTTGTGCGTGACCTGATTGAAAGCTTCCCTGTGGAAGGTATTGTGAAAGACGAGTCAATGGTAGTGAAAGGTTTCTCTGAACTGCTTACTGGCGATATCACTACCCGTTTGGCGCTGGGCAACTACATCAAACTGGCTGACGCTGACGGTGTTGTTGTCTGGACTAAAGAAAGTCTGTATCAGTCAGAAGCATCTGAACTGCTGGAGACAGGTAAGCTGGTTCAAGCGATTGGTCTGGATTATGATGCGGTTGTAACTTTCGTGGTGGATACTGAGTTTACTCTGAAATCCCTCAAGTTCGATAAGAGCTTTGAGGCAGATGGTACTTTTGAAGCGAACGTACTTGCAATCGTAAATGAACTTCGTGGCATCATCAAAGATCTAAAAGAAGAAACTTTTAGCGAATAAGTATTGACACGCTCAGTCTAGTTATGTTAAGATGCCCTTCTAGTAACGAAGGGCTTTTTATTAGGAGACTCACAATGAAACGAATCATCCTCGCAATCGCATTAATGACTTCATTCTGTGCCGCAGCGCAACAGACTACATTAATCCTTGAAGCAGAGTACATCAGCGGTAACGCCAAATATTGTGTATATTCTAATGCTAGCCATACAGAGACTGTTGAGGTCAGCGAGAATTCACAATGTCGGCATACGGAGACTTTCGATGCCGATTAACATCACTAGGAGGATGTTATTAGCGGCTTTATCAAAATCAAACTGGAAGACCTGCCAAAATATGTAGACGAGAATACGGAAGTTGTGATTGACTACGATCAAATCGCTTTCCAAGGAGCGTCAGCGCTAGAAAAGAGAGCGATTGAGGCGTTACACATTGCCTCGGGCAGAAAGAAACAGTTTAAGCATAAAACAGAATTCTGGGGTGCGGGAAAGGCTATCGGAGGATGGTTAGCAAATCAGAACACGGAAAGAGAAGAGAAAGGACTTAAGACGTTTACAAAGGAAGATTTTGAAATCCTTAATCTACAGATCCCAGCAGCGGATATCTCCCACACTTTCCAAGCAGCAAAATCAAAACTCGAAGGGATTGTTAAGCACCTCAAGCTTACAAAGTATTCCGGCGTTATCGGTGTAGGTAAAACCTTCCGGCATCGCTTAGAACTCCCCAAAGAATACAAATCCTCTCGTGCAGAAACAAAACCTGTCCAGTTAGCAGAAACCAAAGATTTCCTTGTAGAGCATCATTACGGCGATGTTGTTGTTGAGATCGAAGCCGATGATGCTATGGAGATCCGAGCATTTGAAGGCTACAACGATTATCTGAGAACAGGTAAAACATCGTGTATCATCGCATCGATGGATAAAGACAGCCTCCACACTCCAGGCTTCTTACTGAACTTCTACCGTGAACCAGGCGCCACCTCTTACAAGGAGCCAGAAGTTATCTTTATTGATGACTCAATCGGTGATATCTGGGTTAACGAAAAGACCAACTCGAAAGGGAAGGTAACAAAAGAAGTTAAGGGCTGGGGAAGTTATTGGCTGGCGTATCAGATGCTTATGGGTGACGATACAGATACAGTAAGACCTTACCAAGACTTTGATATCAAGTTTGGGGATTTAACGTGCTACGCTTTAATCAAAGACAGCACTTCTCAATATGACTTGTTCAGCAAAGTTAAAGCACAATTCCATACTTGGTTCCCAGACGGTGTTAAGTTCACCTCGTGGACAGGTAGAGAGATTGAAATGTCAACGGACGAGTGGATTGAAACTATCTTCCAACTGGTCTATATGAAACGTGTACACAACGATACTACCACCTTTGAAGATATGCTTCAAGGGTATCAGGAGATAAAATGAGCAAGTTAACAGAAACGCAGAAGACAGATATCCTTAGTTATAAAGCACAGGGATTCAGTTCTCGCGCTATTGCCTCTTTAGTGTTAGGTAGCAGTTCTCGCAAGAGTACTGTTAATGATTTCCTAGCTCGTGAAGTTGGAGCAACACTGACAGTAATTAAGAAAGACGGCCCCGTTATCAAAATTATTGATGTGGAAACAGCCCCAGAAATCGCGTATAGTTTCCGTCGATTCAAAGCTTTCATCTCTCCTGAGCAGGTGATTAAGCGTGGCTATTTGCTGTCCTACTCTATCGCAGACCTGCATACAGGTGAAGTAGAAGGTAAGAGTTTAGCAGATTATGACCTGTTTGATATTGACCACACAGACGACTATGATATGTGCCAAGACCTCTGGCGTATTATGGATGAAGCAGATGTTCTGATTGCTCACAACGGCGTCAAGTTTGACCGTGCGTACATCAACCAACGGTTTGCTTATCACGGTATGGTTCCACCAAGCCCGTATGTTGTAGTCGATACACTGAAAGCCGCTAAGAAGCAGTTTGCACTGCCTTCAAATGCGCTTAAAGAGATGTGTATCTATTTTGAGACAGAGAACTTCAAACTGGATAACGAAGGATTCCCGCTTTGGAAGGCTTGTTGTGAAGGTGATCGTGATGCATTCAATCGTATGCAAACATACAATGATGGGGATGTTCTGAGCCTTCGTGATCTATATCTGAAACTTCTGGCGTGGATTCCTCAGCACCCGAACGTCTCAGCATACTACAGTGATGACGCTTGTCGTTGTTCACGTTGTGGTAGCACGGATGTTGCTGTTGTTCCAGGTAAGTTCCACCAGACCGCAGTTAGCACCTTCGAAGTTATTCGTTGTGCTCAGTGTGACAGCCTTTCTCGTGGACGTGTCAACCTCCGCAGTAAAGAGAAACGTGGCAATACCATCATCGGTATTTAATATCAAAGAGGGCTTCGGCCCTCTCTTTTAGAGGAGATAGTTATGTCAGCAATCAATTCCCAAATCGACGGAAGTCACTACACAGAAATGTACCTTCAACCACTGGAACTAACCTATATGATAGGTGCTACTCCGGCCTTCTGCAAGCTTGCCAAATACGGCTCACGTAACAAAGGCGATAAGCTTATCAACTTAAACAAAGCCCTCCATTGCATCAAGTATGAGCAAGAAATGCAAAGCCGTTATGCTAATATTATGGCAGAGGCATATCCCTTCGGATTCGATTTAAGCAAGTCAGAGTTGGCATCAAAGCTAATCGAAATCTTCACTCCAAATCCAGAACTACGTTCTGCACTCAAAGCAATGTATAACGGTGAATACGAAAGAGCAATCCGCTATATTGAGGTAATGATCGAAAGTGAAACAGAATAACCCTCAAGATTATAAAGAGGGTGATCGTGTGAAGATTTATAGAAAGGGCGCTAATGGCGTCCTTTTGTGCGATATAACCCTAAAGGAATCATTCTGCAAGAGAGCCTTCGACAGAATGTTGTTTTTCAAATACGATATACCGCCTGGTGATTACAGGGCAGTTAAGGTAGTGAGCAATGGCTAAAGCTGTTAGAAAGAAAGTTACAAGGAAGAAAGCAGTAAAGAAACCTCTGCTTATGGACGTTATTGAAGACCTCACCGGAGAACCTAAGAAAGTATGGGGAGAAGGAACGCCCTGGAGAACAAAATCAGAATTCTATGTCTGGTTGCGTGGGCTTCTGCGTAGAGGTTGGAGCAAGCATCCGTTAAGGATCTCCAAGATCACAGCAAACAGGTTTAAAGCCGATAAGCACTTTAAAAACGGTAAAGTGATGCAGGTGTGGCACTGTAAGTGTGAAATGTGTGGAATCACTGGCCCTCAGAAAGAGTTTGAGGTAGACCACATCACAGCGGCTGGATCTTTGCGTGGCTATGATGATATACTCGGATTCATTACAAGACTTCTCTACATCTCAGATGAAGATTTAAGAATTGTGTGCAAGAAGTGCAACAGCATCTTGGCATACTCAGACAAACAAGGAGTTACTTTTGAAGAAGCGAAAGCTATCAAAGAGGCGATCAGTTTGGTGGGCAGTAAGCAAGACAGACAGTGGCTTGAGTCCAGAGGAGTATCGGCAGAATCAACCATCGCAAAAAGAAGAGAACAAATCATAAATATTTTGTTGACAGAGAAGAACACTTAGCGTAGTATTCATCTCAACAAAACGAGACAGCTACTGAAATGGTTTGGTAGCTGAACAACAAAGGAGATATTTAATGAAAAAGCTTAAAAACGTAAAATCAGTTCGCAACGAAAACGGCTCAGTGTTTATGGTCAATGATAATGATCAAGTATTCAAGGGGGCCGGATTCACCAGCCTATACGGTAGCATCGGTATGGAAGACGGTTCAAAGATCCTGTCTGCTGTATCTCAAGCAAAACCTACAGGTGATAGCGAAGTTGTCTTTGGCAAATCTAAGCGTGGATTTATGACCCTGGGTAGCATCTTGGGTAATGGTCGCTTCCGTGACCGTGGTATCTCTGAAACTCTGCTGTTGAAGCTGTTCACTAACAACCGTTTTATCAAGCGCGTCCGTATGGCTTATAAGATGACTCCGCTGAAAGAAGAAAGTCTCCAGCAGGTGTATGAGCCAATCGTGGATACTCAGTCTCTGACCAGTGAACTGACTCAAGTCAAAAAATGTCTGAAAATGGATGAAAACGGCTTGACAGGAACTGTCGAATACGATAATATTCGTGTCGTTGTCTCAGCGACAGAAGCTAAGCGTCTGAGCAACTTTATTTAATATTACCGCCCTCTTCGGAGGGCACTTTTAGAGTAAACATAAGGAGAAGTGACAATGCTGAATAAAACAAACGTAGAACACATCTATACCATCAAAGTTAAAGACTTTCTGAACAAAACTAAAACTCCAACTATTCAGCGTGATCACAAGGCTCGTGTAGAGTCAGGTAAAGTAAACTACTTCCAAGATATGCTGCCAAACCACTTGGTAGTTAACCTTGCGCTGTATATTGGTAAGGACTTCACCACTGACAACGGTCACACAATCCAGCGTGGCGATTATCTGGTTGTTGATGGAAACACCCGAAAGTTCTTCTGGCAAGTTATGATGGAAAGCAAAGATCCAAAATGGCTGGCCTTTAATGAATCACAAATCGTTTGTGGTTATCGGGAGTTCTCTGAGATTGAAGATCTGAATAAGTGGTATGCTACATTCGACTCGAAAGAGCAGATTAAGGTTGCTAAGCATAAAATGGAATCAGCAGCGAGTCTGATCGGTATCGACTCAGAACGTGTAGCTAAGCTTAGCAGCGCACTGAACAAGTGTTCTTCTAAGGTTGCTGATGTTTGCCGCAAGTATGACGTTACCGAAGAAGAAGCTAAGGCACGTCAGATTGAAGCTTTTGGCACTCATTACATCAATGAGTTTTACGATAACTTTGAAAAACTGTGGAGTCCTAAACAGAAATCAAGCATTGGGCCTTTCCTGGTTGCTTACCGTTATCTGCTCAGCAGTGGTCAGCCTCGCTCAGTTGTAAACAGCCTGTTCACCGAAATGTTTACTGGTCACTTTGACCGTGCAATGAATGAAGAAGGAGACAAATGCGTAGCGCTAGAACTGCGTGATATGTTCCTGACAGATGGTATCTACAGTTACTTAAACCCTAAAGGCGCTGGCGACCGTATTGAAATCATCTCCGCAGTGGTGTATAAACTTATCCAGACCAGTATTGAATCTGGTAAGTATTTTGTAAGCCGCAAACGCAAGCCTTTTGCTCAGAGTCAAGAGGGTGCTAAGCGAGCAATCCAAATCTTCAACGAAGAGTTGAGGATCACAGTATAACGGAGGAAGTTTGATTAACGACTTAAAACCCCTATTCAAATGGGCTGGTTGTAAACGTAAGATGTTCGTAAAGTATGCCCCTCTCTTTGAGGGGCTTTCTTTTGACACTTTCGTAGATTTATGTGGTGGTACAGGGATTACCTCTGTGTGGATTCACAAGAACTTTCCTGATGCGAAAATCATCTTGAATGAGTATAATGTGGATCTCTATTACATCTACCAGCAAATTAAAGAGAATTACGAAGACTTCATTGACAACGTAAATCATTTAGAGGCTAAGTATATGGCCTTACCTACCAAAGAAGAAAGAAAGGCTTTCTACCTAGAGTATCGAGAGTATTACCACGAGAACTACAACACTCTATGCGTTGAAGACAAGACCTTCATTCTGTATTTCCTAATGTCCACCAACTTCAACGGTATTTGGCAAGCTAAAGCTGCAACTGGAATCTACTACACTCCTTTCGGAAACGGTGGAGAGAAGAATGGAATCTATAACAGAAAAGCTATGCAAGATTTCCGTGATATGATAAAAGATGCTACCATTGTTTGTGGTAGTTATGAGCACGTAGCAATTCCAGAAAACTCATTAGTGTTTGCAGATCCACCCTACGTGAATAGCCACACTCAGTACGACCGCAGATCTTCATTCGAAGATATTATGCAGTTGCAAATGGCAGAACATCTAAAGAACCTTCCGGCTAGCTGTCAGTTTGCATTCTGTAACAAGGATCACGAAATGTTCTATGATGCTTTTAAAGGCTACACCTTCGAGTACTTTGACGTTAAGTACACTGCGTCCAGTAAAGACACAGAAGGAGCTAAAGCCAAGGAAGTATTGATTCATAACTTAAGAGGTGAATAACTTTGGCAAAGTTGTATTTCAGACACAGCGTAATGAACGCTGGTAAAAGTCTGCATCTACTTCAAACCCAAAACAACTACAGAGAGAGGAAGAAGGAAACTCTTCTTCTCACTGCTGCACTTGATACCCGCAACGGCGAAGGTAAGATTACCTCTCGTCTGGGTGTTTCTGGTGATGCAATGGGTGTGTCAGATGTTGACGATATCAAAGTAGTAGCGTATGCTATTGAGCCTGCAAATATAGAAGCGATATTTGTAGACGAATGCCAATTCTTATCCGAAGAAGTCATTGACGCACTGGCTGGATTGGTAGATACTTACGACATTCCTCTTTTCTGTTACGGACTAAAGACAGATTTCAGAGGAAAGCTTTTTGAGGGAAGCAAAAGACTGCTAGAAATTGCAGATTCGATAACAGAACTGAAAAGCATTTGTATGTGTGGAAGAAAGGCACTATTCAATAGAAGAATGGTTGACTCTCCTGACCAAGTAGTGTTAGGTGGAGAGGATATTTACGAAACGCAATGCAGAAAATGTTTTATGGAAGGAAAGTGAAATGAGAATTATGTGTGATTGGGATCTATGCGTAGCTCCTACAGACGTAGGCTGGTGGGAATGGTTGTGTAAGATTGACGGCAGAAAAGACCCTATGCCAGTGAGAGGTAAAACCACCCACTACAACCTTGGAGAATACTTCGCTTGGTTTAAGCATCAACACGGTATTGATCCTCAGTCTTATTGGGATAACTTACACCTGTATGATACAATGGGTACTGTAGAAGGTGCAGGTAGAGTACTAAACCGTTGGGGTAGGTTTGGAAACAACCTGTCTGTAGGCAGTGTTACTCGTGGAGGACACATTAGTAGCAAGTTTAGACACGTTAAGCGCGTGGCAAGTGATTTCAGTTTTGAGCCTGGTAGTGGTAATGGTTTCTTTGCAACAAAAGAGAAATATTTACTTCCTTGTGATATCGCAATTGACGACCGAGCCGAAAACCTGTTACACTTTCCAGATAGTGTCGAAAAGATTTACTTCAACACGGTATATGATGATTCAGCGCTAATGCGTTTAGTCAACAAACCAAATGTACACATCACCACGATTGAAACACCGTGGCAAGATATTGAATCAATTTTATTTTAGGAGAAACAATGGAATTTACTAACGATCAGGGATATGTAGCAACTATCATCGCAGACTCAATCTCACCGACAGGTAAGCGAATCACAACATTCGAACTTACTTACCCACGTATGGTTCACTCTGAAATGATGACTCACCGCCTATTCAGCCGTAATGCTGCATCAAGCCGTGCAATCCCTGTAACCAAGCTGATCGAACTAATCAGGACTAAGCCTGCCCGACCTTACCGCTTTGGTCAGAATCAACCTGGTATGCAAGATAAAGGCGTAGATTTCGATGCTCCTATTCAGGCAGGATACTCTGCACAGGAATGGTGGGATCTTGCAGCACTAAGCGCGATTCGATTTGCCGAAGAGTACACAGCAGCAGGTTATCACAAACAGGTAGCAAACCGTTTACTGGAACCTTTCCAGTTTATCAAAACCGTTTTGACAGCTACAGAGTTTGCTAACTTCTGGTGGTTGCGTATTGATGCTGACGCAGATCCTTCCATCAAAGCTATTGCTGAGTTGATGAAGCAAGCTATTGATGTTTCTAAGCCGGAAGCCCTTGAACCTGGTCAGTGGCATACTCCGTATGTTGACCACGCATATGAACATCTGACGGATGATGGCCCAGGTATTTTTGTAGGTTATTGCTTGCAAAATGAAGACGGTACAACTACTATGCTTACCGAACAAGAGGCTCTTGCTATCTCTTCTTCGTGTTGTGCTCAGGTAAGTTATCGTGTTCTGAATAACACCAAAGATAAAGCGCTGGATATTTACGGCAAGCTGTTATCAGGTGCAAAAGTTCACGCATCACCTTTCGAACATCAGGCAACGCCAATGATTATTGAGTCTGTGGAGTGTTTTGGTGACTTCTCCCGATTCTTAGATGGTGATCTTTCTGGATACACTCACGTTGATAAAAACGGTATGTTCTGGTCAGGAAATCTTCAAGGTTTTGTTCAGCATCGACAATTACTGGAAAATCATTCGGAATGGTAAGAAAGTAGTTGACAGATAAGTAGGTTTTGTAGTAGTATTATCCCACGTTTGAGAGGGAGCATTTCCCTCTCCACTATTTAGATTAGGAGAAGCAAAATATGTCACTGATTAACACCACCGTATACGGCTCTGTAAGTATGTCCACCATCAAAGCAACCCCAGAATGGAAAGCTGTTGCTGATTCAAATGGTAATATCCCTCGTGAACTATTCAGTAAGACATTTAAGCTAGCTCTGCACTTCCTTGGTTGGGATTCAGAAAAAGCAGGATACACTCGTGAAGAAGGTATCTATATCCGTAGCCAAGAACGTGAAGTAGTGTTCAAAACGAGCGTCTACCGTTTTCCAGTACGTAGCGATTATGCTTACAAGCGTATCTATGAGAAAATGGATATTCTCCACGTTGGAGATGAAGAATTCAACGGATGGGGAGACATTCACACTAAACTCGCTGACTTCGGTAACGAACATCAGCCACCAACAGGCAGTAACTTTGCCGACGACACCGAGGAATAATGGCTAAGAATACCAAACCCAAAGATAGATTCGCAGGATGCGTTACAGAAACCTATTTCGATAAAGATATGAACTGTAACGTGACCGTTATTTTAGATACATCAGAAAGATTAAGTCCTAGCAGAAAAGCAGCAGATCAGAAAGCCAAAGAACGTGGATTTGAAGATATCGATCATTTTGAAGGTTATCTGTATGCAAACAGCTTATATACGGACTTAAAGCCAGGCAGTGATGTAGAACTGTAATTTAGAATAAGGAAAAGACATTGATTAACTTCGTAACAAAAGCTAATGGTAAGAAAGAACCTTTTAATCCAGAGAAACTTCGTAAATGGTCTGACTTTGCAAAAAAGATCAAGCGGAATAAAGGTAAAGTTAGCTGGAGTGAGATCGAGTTAGAAGCAGTCAAACGTGGGTATGACGGAATGCCCACTTCCGAACTGCATAACGCTATGATTTCAGCTTGTATCAGCAAACAAACACAACCATACGCAGATTTCGCAGCGCGGCTTCTGATTGGTCGTCTGTATAAACAAGCACACGGAGGTTTCAGTAAGATTCCTTCTCTGCTTGAGTTTTATAACACCAGTGTAAAATCTGAATACTGGATTGATATGGATTACACCGAAGAAGAGATCAACGCTCTCGGGAAAGTAATTGACCATAACAAAAACTTGGATTATGATTACAGCGTCTTACGTCAGATGGAAGATAAATATCTGGTGCGTGATGTAATCAACGGAGTAGTACACGAAACTCCTCAGTTCCTGTTTATGGGCCTGGCGATGAAAGTGATGGAGAAGCAGCCTAAAGAAACTCGTCTTCTGGATGTTACTCAACTGTACACATACACCAGCGATTTGAAGATCAACCTGCCGTCTCCGTATCTGACAACAGTACGTACTCGGATCTTGGGTAGCGCTTCTTGCTGTCTGTTCCGTGCAGATGATACTGCTCAGTCTCAGCGTATCGCTAATACGATTGCTCACGAGTATACACTGAATAACGCAGGTATTGGTGTTAACATCTCTACTCGTGCTACAGGCCAGGGCGTAAAGAATAACCGAATCGTTCACGGCGGTATGCTTCCTTACCTTCGTTGGATGGAGAGCAGCGTTGGTGCGTCGAAACAAGCCTCTCGTGGTGGTAGTGCAACAATTACGTTCACCTGCTTGGAGCCGGACTTTGATGACCTTGTACGACTGAAAAACCCAACTACACCAAATAACAAACGTGTAGATAAACTGGACTACTCAGTTGTGGTGAATAACGCATTCCTTCGTCGTGCAGCACAAGGCAAGGAGTGGATGCTGGTGAGTGTTAACGAAGCTCCAGAACTGTATGATGCGCTCTACGCCTCAGAAGAAGAGTTTGAGGAAGTATATGAGCTTGTAAGTCGTAAACGAATCAAGAAGACTGTGGTTAAGGCTCGTGATATGCTGGTGGAAATCATCAAGCAACGTGCAGAGACCGGACGTATTTATATTTTCTTCGCAGATAACGTAAACCGTCATACACCTTTCTTGGACACGATCTTCCAGTCAAATTTGTGTCAGGAAATCTTCTTGCCTACAAAGGCATTCCAGAAAATGAGTGATCTGGATACTGGTGAGAATACTGATACATCAGAACTGGCGCTGTGCTTCCTAGCTTCTATCGTTGCAGGACGTGTTACTCCAGAAGAATACGAGGATGTTGCTTACTACACAGTATTAACGATTGACAACATTATCGAAGATATGGTGTATCCATTCTATCATAATGAAGTAACAGCTAAGGCTCGTCGCTCTATTGGTGTTGGTATCACAAACCTAGCTCACTATCTGGCAGCAAGCGATGCATCTTATACCGATGAAAAAGGTAAGGTGTTAATGCACGAACTGGCTGAACGTCATTACTTCTGGTTGGCTAAAGCCTCTCTTCGCTTAGGTAAAGAGAAAGGTAATGCCGAGTGGATGGATAAAACCAAGTGGCCTCAAGGTTGGTTGCCTATTGACACTTACTCTAAAGCTGTTGATGACATTGCAGACTTTGAGTTGAAGATGGATTGGGAAACTCTCCGTTCAGAGATTATTGCTAATGGTGGTATCCGTAACAGTGTTCTAACAGCAGTTGCACCGAATGAATCATCTTCTTTGGTGAGTAATACAACAAACAGTCTGTACCCTGTGCGTGACACAATTATCTTTAAGCAAAGTCAGAAAGGTAACGTGCTATTCATCGTTCCTGAATATGATCGACTGAAAGATAAATACCAGATTGCCTGGGATGTACCTCATAAGCATATGGCTGAATGCTACGGCATCTTCACTAAGTTTATGGATCAGGGTATCTCTTGTGATGAATGGGCTGACTACACCAAGTCAGAAGACGGAAAACTGTCTTACAAGACGGAGATTCAGTTTATCCTGACAATGGCTAAGCTGGGGGCTAAATCTCTGTACTATATGAACAGCCGCACCAAATCCTCTGAAACAATGGCAGATCAAGATCTTAAAGCCTTGGGTATGGAAGCAAATGCACTTGAACAGCTTCCTGACGAAGAGGAAGAAGATGGTTGTGAAGCGTGTAAAATGTGAATAAAGGGCTTCGGCCCTTTTTCTTTGGGAGTAAGAATGTACTTACCGATAAATGATGGTGTTGATCACATAAACATCTACACCAAAGGAAAGACGCTTCTTGGTAGACGGTTAACAAACTTATCTAACGATAGAGTTGACGTTACCGGCTACGGAAAGTTTGCATCTCTCGAAGGTTTCTGGTATTATTATCTAACGGGATCTAAAGACGAGTCTCTAAGAGGTATGTCTGGATTCGAAGCAAAGAAGCACGGACGTAAGATAGAAGGTAGGATCGATGAAGACGGGATGACCGAAGAACACAAAGATGTGTTAAGAGAAGCTATCCGGTGCAAACTACGTCAGAATAAAGACCTGCTTAAAATGTTGGTGGAGTCAACTCTGCCGCTCACTCATTATTATTTCTACGGGAAAGAGGATAATCCCCGAGTTCACTACTTGGAACAGTTTAATTGGATTACCGAAGAAATAGAAAGAATACGAACAGTATGTAAGGAGCACTATGGGATCTCTAATTGAAGTTAAACTATCACTAGGTGAACTATCAGCCTTGATTGACCTTATTGAGATGGCTCAAGATCATAATATTTCCCTGAGCGAATCTCAGAAGGAAGTTTATAAATACCTACAAAGCAAAGAAGCGGAGGAACTAATCTAATGGCAGCAATCAACCTTAAGAATGACAACTATAAAAGCGGCATCTACCCTGTATTCTTAGGACAACAGTTAGGCATCTACGACAGTATCAATAAAGCCTATCCAGAAATGTTTGACCTGTATAAAAAGCAAAAGGCGCAAGATTGGGCAGAGGATGAAGTTGACCTAGACCAATCACGTAAAGACTTTGCAACTTGCTCTCAGAATAACTTCGATGTTATGATCAAGACGCTCAGCTTCCAGTGGGAAAACGACTCCCTGGCAAAATCAATCATCACATTGTTTGCTCCGTTCTTGACAAACAATGAAGCAAGTGCAATGATGCTGAAACAATCTGAGGTAGAACTGCTTCACGCACTCACCTACTCAGAAATCGTGCGTCAGTGTGTGAAAGACCCAAACAAAGTTATTGATGAAATCGTTAAGAACGAAAGTATCTTCAACCGTATGGGTATCGTAGAAGAAGTAATGTCAGAACTTGAGATTGCAGGCCACAAGTATGCTCTCGGGATGCTGACTGTAGAGAATGACGGCCCTTACATCCGACAGCTTCTGCTGGAAGGTATGGTTGCTCTGATTGCCTTAGAAGGTATTCAGTTTATGTCTTCGTTCTCTGCAACGTTTGCCCTGGCTGAACAAGGCTTGTTCATCGGTGCAGCTAAACTGGTTCAGAAAATTATGCTGGATGAAATGTTGCACGTCCGTATGGATTATGCTATCATCGACGCATTGTTAAAAGATCCCGTTTGGGCAGCAGCCTATGAAACAGCTAAACCACGTCTGAAACTTATCTTAGACACGGTGGTTGCCCAGGAACGACAGTGGGCTAAGTATCTGTTTAGCGAAGGACGTGTTGTTGTAGGCTTGAATGAAGTACTGATGATGGAATGGGTGTATTACAATTGTGCTCCTATTTATCGTCGTCTGAAACTCAAAGCAGACTTCAAAGCCCCTAAGCAAAACCCTACTCCTTGGATGGACTTCTGGACTGATCCAGATAAAACTCAAGCAGCAGCACAAGAGATTCAGCTCACAAACTATAAACTCAACTCAATGAAACAAGATTTCAGCGACGAAGAGAAATTTGATTTTTAAGGAGCACTAATGACAGCAGTATATCAGAAGCCAGTGTATGATGTTGTAGTCGGTGACGAGATCCTATATACGGAAGATGAAGACGGTGGAAACCAGATCTTCAAGAAAGTAGTAGGTGAACCGTTCACTGTTTATGAACCATATGACACTAATAAGTATGGGACTTTCTGGGCAAGTGGAGATGTAATTTTCCAGCTTGAAGACGATACATACACTGGCGGTGATCGTGGAACGATTATCACTGTCAAAGACCAATCAGCAGGAGAGTAATAATGACTACGAGTATTGTTAAACTGTCAGACATTAAGAAAGGCGATTATCTGGAAGTTCAAGAAGACTTCTATATGACTGCCAATCAGGACGCAGAACTATTAACAGAAGATGTGGATTTCCCTATTCATATCGATGCTGGTAATTGGTTAGTTGTTACCGATACCCAAGCTTTCATCTACGGCCCTGCCGATTTGGAACTTACTTTAGTAACATCGTAATATTCAAGGGGCTTCGGCCCCTTTTTAGATTGAGGAGACGTATGAGAATTCTAGTAACAGGTGGAGCAGGCTTTATTGGAAGTGCTGTTGTTCGCCAACTTCTTGAGACCACGGACGCTCAGATAGCTGTCGTGGATAAAATGGGATATGCGTCTGATCTGAGAAACGCACCTATTCTGGACAACCCAAGAGTAGTATTTTATGAGTTTGACTTGGCGTTGTCGTTCAGAGTGAACTCTATGATCGAAGATTTCGATCCACACATCATTATGCATCTTGCCGCAGAGAGTCACGTTGACAACTCTATTGGAGATCCTGCACCATTTATTTATTCGAACATCATTGGAACTTTCAACCTACTGGAAGCAGTGAGGAATCGTTCTAACAGTTTGATGTTGTTCCATCACATTTCAACCGACGAGGTGTATGGGGATCTGAGTGATCGAGAAGAAGAGAATGCCAAGTTCAAGGAGACAGATGCCTACGATCCTAGTAGCCCTTATTCTGCATCTAAAGCAGCCAGTGATCATTTAGTCAGATCTTGGGGAAGAACATATAAAATCCCTGTGGTGGTAACAAACTGCTCTAACAACTACGGGCCATACCATCACCCTGAAAAACTAATCCCTTCTGTAATCACAAATGCGCTAAAAGGTAGTCCGATCCGTGTCTACGGCAAGGGAAACCAAATTCGTGATTGGTTATATGTAGAAGACCACGCAAGAGCGCTGATTCAGGTAGCAACAAGCGGTAAAGATGGTGAGACATATAACATTGGTGGATGTAACGAACGTACCAATCTACAGGTCGTACAAGCGATTCTAAGCCGTCTTAAAGAAAAGACAGGCAAAGACTACAGTCAACTCGTTACGCACGTCCCAGACCGTCCAGGGCACGATTATCGCTATGCTATCAATGCTGACAAGATTATTTCTGAATTGGGCTGGTATCCGCAGGAAACCTTCGAGTCAGGTATTGTGAAAACTGTCGATTGGTATCTGGAAAACTTGGATTGGGTAGAGGGTAAATAATGAAAGGAATTATTCTGGCTGGCGGGAGTGGAACCCGCCTACATCCAGTGACAAAAGGCGTAAGCAAACAGTTATTGCCTGTCTATGATAAACCAATGGTGTACTATCCACTCTCAGTGCTTATGCTAGCAGGAATACGTGAGATTCTAATCATCACTACACCCAAAGATAAGGCAGCATTCGTAGAGCTACTTGGGGATGGGAGTACTTGGGGATTAACCCTGTCCTATGCTACACAAGATCAGCCTAACGGTTTGGCAGAAGCATTCATTATTGGGGAAGACTTCATTGCAGGTGATGATGTTGCGTTGGTATTAGGAGATAATCTATTCTTTGGGGAAAGCTTCACAGAGAAACTAATTCGAGTCCGAACCAGGGTGGAACAATATGGAGGTGCGGGTATCTTTGCTTATGAGGTAAAAGACCCTCAGAGATTTGGTGTTGTCTGTAAAGACGAACGCAACCGTGTGGTGTCTATCGAAGAAAAGCCAACTGATCCTAAGTCAAACTTAGCTGTAACTGGCTTGTATTTCTACGATTACACAGTTGTAGAAAAAGCAAAGAGTGTTAAACCTTCTCAGCGGGGAGAGTTAGAGATTACCGATATAAATAACTTTTATATCGAAGATGAAAATCTTTCTGTAGAGGTATTGGGGCGAGGGTTTGCTTGGCTAGACACAGGAACCCACGAAAGTTTATTAGAAGCCGCTGGATATGTAAGAACACTGCAAAGACAGCAAGGAACGTATATTGCCTGTCTGGAAGAGATTGCTTATAAGAAAGGCTGGATCAGTCGAGAACAACTCTTAGCAAGTGGTCAGGAGTTATCTAAGATCGAATACGGATCATACATTTTAAAATTGTTTGGGGAGACTATTAAGTGAAAGTAAAGAGTTTTGATATTGAGGGATTGAAACTTTTCAGTCCCAAGATCTTCGGGGATGAAAGAGGTTATTTCTACGAGTCTTTCAACCAAGCGGATTATGACGAACATATTGGTTATGAGATATTCGTTCAGGACAACGTTTCCAAGTCTAAGAGAGGAGTGCTTCGTGGTATGCACTTCCAGACACAGAA